CACTGTCTCTTATCTCTCCGAAATCAGGATGAAGTCTCATTAGTTCTGCTTCAGCTTTTTCTTTTTTAGCTTCAACAGACATTTCATCTATCTTCTGTAACCTTGCTTCCAATTGCTCTGATTGCTCTCTAGCTTTCTTCATTGCAATTGTCTCAACAATCTTAGCTACATCAGGATATTCTTTTGCCCATGCTTCTATATCTTCATCAGACTTAGGAAGCTTAATCTCTTTCTTGGTTGCCTTATCTAGCTGTTCTTTTAAGTCGTTTAACTGCTTCTGAAACTCTCGTTCCTTTTCTTGGGAATGTCTTCGTAAGTCTCCATAACGCTTTTTAAAAGTTTTCTCTTCAGCAGAAGTCGGTTCTTTTTCATCCTCTGCTTTCTCTTCTGTAACTTTAGGTTCTTCAGTTTCTATTTCACCTTTAGCTTGTTTTTTTAACTCTTCTAACTCTTGTTCATCTTTTTTAATTCGTTCTTCATGAGTAGAAGGCTTTGCCATAAATGCTTGTTTATTTGGTGTAGCATCTACCACCATTTCTTGTGCTTGTTCAGCCATTTGTTTTCTCCTTGGGGTTATCGTAGCCAATTATTGTTGGGGGATAAGTAGCCTTTTATTGTGGATTATTTTTTAGAAGCTAACCCACCTCGCTTCATATACTTTTTCTTTGTTTTACCTGATGCTTTGCGTTTAGTTATGAGTGAGCCTTTATAGATAGCATCTTCATCGCCAACACCCATTCCGGTTTCAGCAGCATCATCATCACTAAAGCCTCCGTCATTATTATCGTTAGATGAAGGGTCTCCAAAAGCAGTCATATCAGTAAAACCTCTTTCTTGAGCAGCTACAGATGGGTCTGTTGCAACTTCTTGTGATATTGCATCTAAATCAGCCTCTACTTCTGCATCACTTCTAGAGTCAGCACGCATTCTATCAAAAGTTTTTGGCTGTTGTTTTAATCTATTTTTTTCTTTAACATCTGCTATATAATCTTTGGCTGTCTGTCTAGCTTTCTCCGTTTTACCATATTTAGAAACTCTTTCTGCATCTTTTAAACCACCTAGAAAACCTGTTTTAGCACTAGCACTCATGGCAATACCAAAGTCATCTATACTACCATAGGCTACATTACCATCATCATCGGTAGCTTGACCAAAAGAATATGTTGCATTTGTGGTTGGGTCTACCTGACCATTTTTATATCCTCGTGTGCCTAATGTTGTATTTGCAGGTACACCTAACATAGCTGTAGCCTGTGCTTTACTCATTCCATACATAGACTGTGCTATAGCTTCTTGCATTGCATCACTTGCTAGTTCAGCTTGAGATACAGAGTTAGCCATATTAGTTGCCTCTTGCTGTGTAAAGCCTACTGCTGCCATAGGGTCACTTGGCATACCTACACCTGTATAACCAAACTGACCTAAAACATCATCTAATTCACTTCTATCTGGAGCTAGAGGGTCAAATCCCAATTGTTGACCTGCTAACGCACCTGTCAATCCTACACCCGGAATCACACTAGTTCCTAGCACTCCTAATGCCTTACCTAGCTTACCTTTGTCAGTAGCTTTATCTAAAGCAGACATAACTATACCTGCTCTTTGATTCTCTGTTAGACTTTTGTCTGTTATACCCTTACCTGTTTTACCAATCATTGTTGTACCAACTCTAGCACCTGTATCATCTCCACCTTCTCCTGTAGTTCTTGTTGTTTTAGTTTGAGTTGTCTGTACTGTCGGTGTTTCTGTAACTTCTTCTTCAGGGTCTACAAACTTATACCCTTCAGGTATGGGATATATAGGTTGTCCATTTTTAAATGGTATTTGTAATTCTGCACCTGCATCATTTTTGTAAGTACGCATCTCATCATATTGACCGGGGGTTTTACCTACCAATGTCTGAAAAGAAGGTGCAGGTTGTTGTATTTCTTGACCTGTTATAAACTTAGGGTCATATCCTCCTTGAGCTGCAGGTATTGTTGGAACTACGTATGCAGGTCTTGTTCCTGATTGTATTGTTTCTGTTGGCTTGTATGATGGTAAATTCTGTCCTGCGAATTGCGAAGGCATAGTTGTTACACCTGTTCCCGGAGCTACAAATGTTCCTGTTTGTGCTTTTACAACACCACCTTCTGCCATTTGTTGTCCTGCAATAGTAGGTCTTGGCATTTCTTTGCCACCTATTCTTACCATGCCACCTTGATTCATTTCTTGAGTATCATTATTATACTCTTCTTCGTCTTCCATGTCAAGGTCTGTTTCATCAAAAGGTAAATCATCAGGCATTGTAGCTTCATCTGAATTACCCATTTGACCCATAGCTTCCATCATTTTTAGACCCTGTTTCGCTTCTTGTCTCATTCTCATAAGTTTTTCAAGACCTATGTATCTAACGACATCTGCTGGAAACACAAACTCTCCCTCACTTAGCTGTGCAGGTATATCATCTCTTACTTCTTCTTGTGTAGAACCCGGAGGAACATTATTTCCTGATACAGGGTCTACTGTACCACCTTCTTGTTTAAGACCACCATCTTCAAACATTTCCATTTGTTTATTGATGGAAGCACCTTTAGCAGCTTTTAGTCTTTTTGGTCTAATACCTTCTTTTACTTCTTCTTCTTTAATCTGTTTAAAAACTTTTTTTACGTCTTCATCTTTAACTACAGGTAGAGCTTCTAATTCTCCTTTAGTGTCTCTTTTTGCATCTATTTCTTTTCTTTCTTGCAAACCCATTTTTATTCTATATGCTCTTTTAATATCATCATCTGAATCAAAATAATTATTACGATTTCTAGGGTCTTGCTCGTGATATGCACCTTCTTTTTTGCGATATTCTTCTAGCTCTCTAAAACCTAAAATTTTAAATTCATCATTGTCTGCCATTTACTTCATCCCTTAGTAATTTTAGTCTGTTCAAAGTAGCTATTGCTCCTTGAGACCTATGTAAAGATATCACATCACTAGCTTGTTCTAGTATCTTATGTTGCTTACTTATTTGTAAGTCAATATAATCATTGAAGCTGTTCATTAGCTTGGGGTTGTTGACCAACGGCTTGAGTTGGCTGATTATTTGGTTGTTGCTGTTGTTGCTGTCCATTCTGAGGTGTTCCTGTAAATCCTTGTTCGCCCGGAGTTGGTGCTATCCCTGTTCCTATTGTGCCTCCACCTGCTCCTGTAGGGTCCATTGGGTTAGCTCCTGCTGGAGCTTGCTGTGATTGTTGTTGAGGTTGTTCAGCTTGCATAGCTTTCATAAGCTCTGCCTGTACTGCCGCTTCATCCATATTGTTAGTTACTTTATCAGGGTCTAAATCCATCGCTTTAGCAATTTCTCTAATAACATACTGAAACTTAGCAAAAGGTGCAAGAGCAGGACTAGATGCAACTTGTAAGAATTGCATAAGTCTTTGACTACGCACTTCATTAGCCATAAGGCTTTCTGTTCCCCTTGCTTTTACTTCTAAATCACCACGTAGTTCAGGATTAAAATTAAACTGCATATTGAATCTAAACAATCCTTCACCTAGAGGTCTTAGTAAATAATCATCTACGTTTTTGATAACAGTTTTAATACTACCACTTGCAGCATTCATTAACATTGATATACCTGATGCTGTTCTACCTACACCTGTTACACCTGTCTGTCCATGAGCAAAAGATGGTAAGCCTGTGCTTTCATCTGCAAGTTGTCTAGCCTTATCAAACAACTGTAAGTTCTCACCGGATACGTTTGGAAACTTTGTACCGAAGATAGCTTGACCCGGTGCACCACCTTGTCTTCTAAAAACCTTTCCCGGATACACAGATAAGTCTTGCCCCGGAACTAAGTTTGTTTCATCTACTTCTATAAGTAAGTTTCCTGATAACACAGCATTGTCAACAGCCATTCTCATAAAACCGTTCATTAATGTTTGTGTATCATCCATGTTTTCTGCTAAACCTACACCAAAAAATGAATATGGATTTAATTCATATGGTGCTGCCATGTAAGGTATCTTAGCAGGTTTAAATGGATTAAGAACCATTCTTAAAAGTTTTCCATTACAAATCCATATATTTGCTTGTAACTCATCAAACTCTTTTAACTCTTTAGGTATTTCTATACCATTTTCTTCGAGCATGTCAACATCACACATACCCCAATACTCTAAAACTTCAAATCTTTCTATACCATGTTCAGGAGCATAATCAGATAAATCATCTTCCCAATACTTTTTGTCATAGGACTCACCGTGTGCTATAACCTCATCAATGACTGAACCACGGAAATAAGGTCTTCTTTTTAAATTACGCAATTGACTTCTAGACATTTTATGTCTTTCAATTACATATTGAGCTTCATCCATGTTGGTAGCATCAGGGTCAGGGTAAAAGTTCCAAACAGAAACGTGTGATGTAGAAGGAACAGTTTTGAATACAGGACTGTAATCTCCATCCTCATCCCAATTAGGATATTCTTTGTCTACGGCAAAAGGACCTTTCATTACACCTGTACCAAACAGAGCCATTTCAAATGCTGTACTTCTTAATTGTTTAGTCGCACCTGATTCTTGTAATTGGTCCATGATTTGCTTTTCCATATTCTTAGCAGCAATCATAGCAGGACTAAATGTAACAGCAGAAGGTGTTTTACCTACTTCTTCTTTAAGTCCTTCAATTTCTTCCAACTTATCTTGAAGAGGTCCAAGCCTTTCAAGTAAATCTTTTTCAGTAGCTCCAGCAGGTAATTCTTTTCCATCACCTTCATAACCATACGGACTAATGACTTCATCATTTTCACGCAACTGCTCTGGCATTTTGGGGTCAAAGCTAACATCTTTTGCGATACCTTCAGGCAATACTGTTGGCTCAACGCTAATAGGAAACTTGTTACCTGCAAATAGTACATCAACAATTTGTCCATAAGCTGCGAGAGTTTTGGTTTTAGTGACTTTGATAAATACTCTTGACTTTTCTGCTTCAGTAAATTGAACATCGCTTCCGTATAACCCCCTATAGTTTCTATATGACCTTAACCATCTGTCTTCATCATTATTACGATAGTCTTCTGCTCTTTGATATCTTTCCATGATGAATGGTATAACCCCACTCACATTGACATCAGCTATTTGTGATTCTTCAGCATCTTCCAAAGCTATAGAATCATCGTCTAATGTTATTTCATTTTCTTCTGCCATGTTGTATCCTTAATATCCAAATGTTGCATCTGCTACAGGCATATTAGAACTTGGTCTGCCTATTGGGTCATAGTCAAATATACTAAATCTAGGTCTTGACATTATACCATATCTAAGAGCATCATACAAGTGGTCTTCTGCTCTAGTATCCACATCTTCAGGATTCTTTTTGTCTAAAGGTATAGATGGTAATTGTGATACCATATTCGTACAGGTATTAAAAAACACTAACCTTGGTTGTTCTGTAAACTCATCTACCTGTAAACGTCTATGTATTTCATTCTTTCCTGATACACGACTGCCTTTACTTCTATCTGAAGGTCTCCAACGACAGCCCTTCATAATCATTTGCTCTGCAAGAGAAGGACCAGTATCACCACGTTTATGCCAAAGGCTGCTATCAAGAACACCGTACTTAATATTTCCATCATCAGCTTCTGCATCCAATATCATATCTGCCAAATCTGTGGCAAGGACTTTGCTACAATACAACTCTCTATATACAATAATCTGCTCATCTGGAGAAACAGCAAACCACAGCACACCACTATAAGAGCCATAACCATAAGCACATGCCCTAAATTTAACCCAATTTCTTGGAATTGCAAAAGGCTCAATAACGTGAATATTCCTATCAAACTCAGCGAAAGCAGCACCTTCTTTAATATCCCAATCACCTTCAAGCAACTGTCTACGTTGATGTTCAGGTAAGGAAAGAAGCATTGCTTCATAGTCACCTTGTTCTGAGAGATAAGGGTTGTCCGATAATCTTGCAGGTATAAATCTTCTTTTAAATAACGCTTGTCCTGCTTTACTATGTCCTTTTGGATAGGTAAGGACATTCCCTGACTCAATATCTGTTGCATCAAATTGCTTTCCGTATGGTGCTGGGTCAATGAACATTTTCTTAACCCACTGATGACCCGGACCTCCCGGGTTCGTTGTTGCTCTCATATACACTGGTAAATCAGGAGCAGTAGAACGCAAACGTGAACGCATATAGTTCCAAGCATACGGAGTAGACCATTGGGTCAATTCATCAAACCCTATCCAACTAAATGCCAAACCTTGATAACGTAACACATCGTCATCTCGGTCTAGGTAAGACATCCATAACCTAGCACCTGATGGTGCTTCCCATTGCATCTTTCTTTCTGACCATTTTATACCCTTCCATATTTGAGGATACATTTCCTTAGATTTAAATATAAGTTCTCTAAGTTCTTCCGTTGTGTGTCGCAGTAGCAACCCACTAAATGATGGATGACCCATATATCTTAAAGGGTCTGCAAGCATGGCATATGATTTACCACCTCCTGCTGAACCACCGTATAATACTTCTCTTTCACCTGCTGCAAGAAACTCTGTCTGTGGTCCTGCATTTGGTTTGAAGACTACATTCTGTTCTTCAATTGGTACTGCCTCTACTTCAGATACTTCTTGTATCTTAGGCTCTTGCACCTGTTGTTTTTTCTTCGATGGCTTTCGCCTTCTCGATTGCTTTCTGGGCGTAAGTTGCCCACCTTCTGAGAGTTCTAGCTTTGTTCTTACGTTGTTGCTCATGCATTAACCTTTTTCTTAACCCTACATGAGATATCTCTCTGCCTGTTTTTGTAGTAAGCCAATTAGCTACTTCACGATAAGAATACTGTTTTACGTATTTTCGTGCTACTTCTATAGCTTCTAACTCATAAGGTATTGGGTCAAGTAAATCAGGGTCCTCTTCATTTAACTTGTATCCAAACGGAATAGTCCTAGCTATGCGAGGTATCTGTATCCATTCTTTTTGTTCTTCGTCTTTTAAATCTGTTGGCTGTGGAAGTTTCCATTTGCCTACACTTCTATCCATTACTTTTTCTTTTTACGATTATCTATTACCTTTACAGGATTCATGTATTTTTTAGTTGAAAGTCCACCAGAGGAAAACTTATCTTCGTCACGCATTATACCTAAACCATATATCTCTTCCATAATTTCTATTTTAGGTAATTTATCTAATTCACTTTTGCTTAAATCATAAATTTCTCTAAGGCTAACACCATACTTATTTATCAATTGTGCTTTAGAATAGCTTCTTAAATCTTTTGTTAAACCAGACATATTTACTCTCCTGTGTTCTTTGGTGGCAAGAGCATAACACCACCTGTGCTTTCTACTTGCATCTTCTCAGTCTTCACTAAACCTGTTCTGTCTAGTAATTCTTTAGCTGCAGCCATCTTATCTCTGATACCTAGCTCTGTAGGGTCATATAAACCTCCTACCATAGCCATTGCAGCTTTTGGTGCATTTCTACTCATAAATAACTGTGTAGCCTCTAAAATCTCATCCTTCAGCGACTTAACGATATCTGTAGTACTAGAACTTTCAGAATATCCTGCTAACTTTTTAGCTGCTACCACGTCTCCACCTGCCTCATCAAATAAGACAGATAGAAACTTTTGTTGTCTTTCGGTTAATTCTCTACTCATACTGGTGGGTTCTCTCTGTGATGATGTCTATCAACACGTGCTATCAATCGCTTTGCTCTATTAGGAGTTTGTTTGTACCAACGAGAGTCTTCCATCTCGTTTGCCATTTTTATCCAATCGCAATTTTCTACTGCAGCAATCATGTTCTTAAATTTAGACAGTCTAGGTCTACCTAATTGAAAACACATATTTGCTAATACATATTGTATCTCTTCAGGTAGATTATCAAATTGCGAAAACAATAGGTTACAATCTTTTATAGTTGTTTCTATGTCTTTCGCAAACCATTCGTCCACTACGTCATGTGGAATCTTTGAGCCTAACGGCATACCATAGTAAGGTTCATCCCATTCTGTAATTAGGTGTCCAATACCCCCGGTAGGATATCCTTCTGAACATCTATATATTTCGTACTTTATTCCTTCGTCATCTGCTATTTCATTTTGTAGTTTTATTAAGTCCATCTATTCCCCTTACATACACAAGTCTTGATATTTAGTTGTGTGTAATCTATGTTTAGATAAGTCTCTGCTAGAACTTTTAAATAAGTATTTAATCCAATCTAACATTACTTTTTTCCCATAATCTTCATAGCTTGTCCTGCACCCTTGATACCAAATGATGCACTAATGGCTATAAACAAAAGGTATTGATACCACTCAGGAAGTGTATTCAATACTTCAAACCCTGTTCTTACATATTCTGTCATGCTAGGTATGAAGACTAGTATAGCAGGTAAAAGTAAAACAGTCAAGGCAAATTCATCTTTCCAGCTATTATCTGTAGCATCTGCCATAGACTTTTCCCATGCAACTTCGCCTTTTGCTACTTTCTCAGCTACGACTGCTTTTGCTTTAGCTTGTGCTACCTTTGCCTGTCCTTCAGCTTTAACTTTCTCTACCTTGCTTTGCATCCAAGAACCTGCAAGATTAGCTATAGGACCTATTAATGCTCCTAACATTATTTCTGCTCCTTATGCTCGTGACCCATCCAAAT